TCTGTGAAAAGCTGTCCCCCAACTGGCTCACAATTGCTGTCAGCCACCCGGAAAGGGTCTCCGGCAGGGTCTCCGGCACGGTAAACGCCCGGTCACTGAGTAGGCCCACAATGTCCACCAATGACCACTTGATGGTCATACCGCTGTCCGCCGTGCGCCAGCCGCCGTCGTGCTGGAAGAACACCCCGCAGGACACATACTCCGTCCCCTGTGTGGTGTCCACCCCCAGACGGACCGGAACGGGCTGTCCCTCCTCGATGGAGAGGAACAGGCCGCTTTTGTTCCGGGGATCGAAGCGTTTTTCGCTGTTGTCCAGGGTGATGCTGGCGGTGCCGTAGGGCAGCTTGAGGCCGGAGAAATCCGTCTGCATCTGGATGGAAAGCCCGGTCAGGTCATCCTCCGTCCAGGTGTCCACGTACCCGGGGAAGATTTCCGTCACCGAAATGGCAGCGCTGGAACGGACTGTGATGGTGTCCGGGTAGTAGACCGTGAAGCCCGTCACCGTGACCGTGGTATCTGTGTTTCCCGTCACCGTCTCGCTGTGGTAGACGTGCCCGTTCTGGGAGATCTCCACCGTGAAGCTGCTGGGCGCGGTTTCGAATGTGATTACCACGCTCTGCAGCACCGGGCACCCGGAAACGGCCAGCGATACGCTGTTTGCCGTCTCCGTGGTCTCCCCGATCACCAGCCCCGGAGCCGATACCCGCAGGGGGATCTCCACCCGCACCCGCCGGGTATCCGCCCCCACCGCGGACTGGAAGTAGTCCGAGACATTAAGCATGGGGGTACACCTCCCGGAGGGTGAACGAAATGTTAGCCCACACCGGCTCTCCCAGATGCTCCATGATCATCATCGGTTTGGGTCGCTCCGTGCAGATGAATGTGGACGTAATCACGTCGCTGCGGTTGTCCGGCAACACCTGCACGGGGAAGGATTTCCCGCTCCGGAGAATTGGAATTAAACTCTGGTACAGGCTGTTTTCCATAGATCCATCTGCCCCGGTGCTGTATTCCACGACATAAACAATGCCCCGGACCTCCTCCACCATCCGGCCGGAGATCATCTCAATAGATTCGGACAGCACATCCTCATAGCAGGTGTACCGCCCGCCCTTGACGTTGGGCAGCGTAATGCCGTTTACGATTAGCTGATTCATCATGCCAGGCTCACCTCCGGATTTGCCGCCGACGCTCTGCGGATGGACGGCAGGAGTAGCCTGCCGATCTTTTCATCGTCCAGGTACAGGGCAACCTCTCCGCCGCCGCTGTTGTCCGGTCCCATGACGCCCGCCAGGCCGTTGACGATGGAGGCCGCCAGGGATCCCAGAGATCGGTCTGTCACGGCTGCGACGCCGCTGGAGGTCCCCAGGTTGGAGCCGGACGCCCGAATCATGGATGCACCAACGGACGTTGTGTCTGTCAACCTTGACATGGCAGCGTCCACCACACCGAGGTTTTTCCGTATGCCCTGCGCATAGCCTTCGTCGGTCATGCGTCCAATCCAGGCGAATTCTTTGGACGGGGACGCAATGCCCAGGAACGATTTGGCTGCGTTCAGGGCCGCCTGGGCCGCGTTTCTGGCTGCTGTTTTAATGACCTCAATGCCGTTGCTGATACCGTTGGCGATACCCTGGATAATGTTACTGCCGATACTGCCCCAATCGATTTCCCCGATTTTGTCTATGATGTTGGAACAGATTTCTCCTGCCGCCGAAACCACGTCTGGGAGTGCCTCGATGATGCCCGCAATGATGTTTGCCACCAGTTCCAGGCCCTTCGCGAGAAATTCCGGCAGGTTCTCAACGATTGTGGTGATAACCTGGACCAGAACCTCTGTAATGCCCGCAATCGCATCGGGCGCGTTGTCGATCAGGCCCTGTGCCAGCGCACCAACCAACGCGATGCCCTGCTCCAGCATGGTCGGCAGGTTCTCCATAATCGTGGTGACCAGCTGAGACAGAACCTCTCCAATCGCGCCCATTATTGCCGGGCCGTTTTGAGATAGGCCGGTGGCCAGGTTTGTCACCAGCTCCGTGCCGGCAGACAGCAGCTGCGGCGCTGCCTGCAAGGCTGCGTCTGCGAGCTGTACCACCAGTGTACCGATCGTAGTAATCGCCGTGGGCAGTCCCTGAATCAGGCCGTTGCCCAGTTCTATCAGCATTGAGGTTCCCGCTGAGATCATCTGCGGCGCGCCTTCCGCGATCCCCGCAACGATGGTGCTGATCAGCTCCACGCCTGCCGCCAGAAGCTGCGGCGCCGCTGCCGTGATGCCGTCCCACAGCGCCCCTACCAGCTGCAGCGCGCCCTGCGCGATTCCGCCGATGTTTTGCGCCAGACCGGAGATCAGCCAGGTGACAATCTCCATACCCGCCGAAATAATCATCGGCGCGTTCTGGATCAGTCCGGTTACCAATGCCCCAAGCAACTGTCCGGCTGCGGCAATAATCTGCGGCAGCATGGTCAGGAGCATTGTTACACCCTCGGCCAGGATACCGCCCAGGGCGTCCATTGCGCCGGAGAGTCCGCCCTGCTGGAATGCCGTTGTCAAAGTGGACAGGCCCTCAGACCCGAACTGCACGAATTCCCGCAGGGCCGGGGTCAGGGCGTCCGACACCGCGATCTGGGCACCCTCTAATGCGGATTTGAACAGGGTCACATCTCCTGCCAGGTTGTCCAGCTGCGTATCGGCCATTTTCTGGGCCGCGCCGCTGGCGTTGTCAATGGCGCCATAGACCTCGGTCCACCTGTCAGACGTGGTCGCCAGCAGGGCGTTGACCGAGGCCAGGTCTGTTTTGTTAAACATATCGCTGAGCAGGTCGGTTTTCTGCTGATCCGTCATGCCCGACATGGCGCTGGAGATCTCTCCGAACACCTCGGGGATGGATCGCAGGTTGCCCTGCGCGTCATAGGCGCTGACGCCCAGCTTCTTCCATGCGTTGACCGCCGCGTCCGTGGTGGGATTCATGGCCAGCATGATATTTCTCAGATGGGTGCCGGCCTCCGCGCCCTTGATGCCGTTGTCGGCCAGAGCGCCCAGCACGGCAGTCAGCTCTGAGGTGCCGCCGCTGAGGTTTTTGGCGTTGCCGCCGACGGTCAAAATGGCGTCGCCCAACTGGGAGACGCTGGTGTTTGTGTGGCTGGACGCCGCCGCCATCTGGTCAACCAGCGTGGACGTCTGATCCAGCGACAGGCCCAGAGCCGTCTGGCTGTCTGTAATCATGTCAGATGCCGTGGCCAGCTCCATGCCGCCCGCTGCTGCCAGGTTCAGGACGTTCGGCAGCATATCCATAGACGTCTGGGCGTCATAGCCTGCCAGGGCCATAAAATTCAGGGCGTCCGCCGCCTGTGTGGCGGAAAACGCCGTGGTGGCGCCCATCTCCTGGGCAAATGACCGGAGGTCGCCGATCTGGTCCACCGTGGTCCCCATTGTGGCCGCCACCTGGGACATGCTGGAGTCAAAGGACATGCCGGCGCTGACGGAGGACGCTCCGAACCCGATCACCGCCGCCGACGCTGCGCCAATGGCACCGATGCCGACCTTTGCCGCCGTTCCGAGGGTATTTGTGATGATGTTTCCCGATTCGCTGGCGGCGCTCACCGACGCGCCTCCCAGCAGGTTTTTAATACTGCCGCTGATTCCCTGTGCAGATGGTACGATTTGTACATACGCGGTTCCAACTGTCGCCACCGTATCACCTCCGTTTTTTCGCGGTTATGCGGTTCCATGCTGCCATAAACTCCGCGCCGCTGTGATATGCGATTGGTTTTTCGTCTTTCTTTTGTTCCTCGCTGATTGCCTCCAGCATGGACGCCGGCCGGTTCCGGTTTTTCTGCCCGTCCTTTGTCTGCATCCACACCAGCAGCCCCAGCCGATCCGCAATGGTACACAAAGCAAAAAGCTCCGGTTTGACCCGGAGCTTTGCCAGTTTCATCATGATCCGGCTGTCATCCCGCAAGCCCGCCGCCAGGGTGGCGGCAGTCTCCACCGGGAGGGCGGTGTAATCGAGGATGTGATAGGTCTCCGCGAAATCGCAGATCACCGCATCCTCGTCCACCGTCAGCATCTCAGCGAGGGTCAGGAGTTTTTTAGGGATTTAATCTGATCCCCTGCCTGCTGGAGGATCTCGGAAACCTCCTGATAGATCGCCTCGCTGTCGGCGAAGCCCTGGCGCGACACCACGTGGTCAACCAGCCGGTCAACCTCTTTGTCGCTGCCCATTACCACGTCCACCAGCTCCAGGGAGCCCATCAGGTTTTTCTCCTGGTCTCCGGAATTGATTTTCTGGTAGGCCCGCAGCACCCGGAAGTCCTTCCCGATGCTGTCGGATACCTCAAACTTGAAACCGGTTGATGTCTGTCCCTTCATACGGCCCCTCCTCAGGCGATATACTCGTAGTGGGTGACGCCGTTGGTGTCCGGCATGGCGGACACAGTGACCTCATAGCCCACCGCGTCGGTGTCGGTATAGCTGATCTCGCCGATCTCGCTGATCTTGCCGTCCGGAATCACGATGCGCTTGGCCTTGTCGCCGCGATACACCATGTCGATGACCCAGACAGCCTCCTCCGGTTCGTCGGCGGTGGCCTGGACCGTGATGGCGTCCGAAGTGCTTGTCACGTTCGTGGAGCCGTAGACGGCCTTCAGGACGTTGATGTTCTCGGCCTCGATCATGGTAAACTGGAAGGTGTCCTCCTTGGACTCCTGATAGGTCAGGACGGTGTCGCCGCCCCAGGCTTTAATGGAGTCGCTCTCGGGGCTGTTCTCGTTGACCACGCCGTCCTCGGAGCAGTAGCCCATCGCCAGGAACGCGGCCGGGAGCTGGGTGGTGGCGTCAGTGGGCAGGGCTGTGCCCAGGGGCGCCCGATAAATCGCGCCGGCAGCATTGGGCTTGCCGGTTGTAACATTGGCAACAGTGTTTGCCATAGTCTCCCTCCTCAATAATGTGTGATGTCAAATACCGCCTGATAGCGGTATCGTTTGGTTTCCGTGTCGGTGAAATTGTAGTCGCCGTTCAGGCTCACCCGGGTGATTTCATCCGGCAGCGCTCCATAGAGCACCCTGCCCTTGACCTCCTCGCTGAGCGTCGCCGCCGCCAAGAGCGTCGGTCCGTAGGACTGGATCGCCAGAGTGGAGGTGTAGATGTGATTGCGCAGGCTGGAGCCGGTTTTCTCGATGACCACAAAGGCCTCCGGCGGGTCCGGCGGGACCTCCATGTACACCGCCACATTCAGAAGCGGCGTCAGATAATCCAAAACTGTCTGTTCAATCATCCGCCCATCCCCTTAAGCAATGTATTGTTTTTGAGGTTGTCCCGCACGGCCTCACTGGTTGCCGCCCGGACGGCATAACCGGCGCGGTCCGGGTAGTTTCTGGCGCTGATCTCGTAGCCCTCGCCGCATCTGGACAGCACCGCCGACGCGTGCTGCTGGCATACGCCAACCACACCGGCGTCGTGCAACAGCTCCCGGACGCCATCGGAGTTCAGCTCAAATTTAAAGCTACTCATACCGCTCCACCTTCACCTTTTGGTTCCATTTCAGGGGCAAGTTGGCCTCAATGTACTCCTGCACCGGGCCAAAGGTCCGGAAGGTCTGCCCGAAAAAGCGGACCTTCTTGTCGGCCCAGTCGTGGGCGTCGCCCTTTGGGATGCAGAGCTGGTATTCCGAGCGCTTGCCGTACATCTGCAGGTCGTTGATCACGTCCTCCGCGCTGGAGGGCGTCACCAGGACGTTTGCAACGGTCTCCGCCGTTTCGGTGTACACCGGCGCGTGAAACGCGTCCGTGCCGGTCTGTGTGGTCCCGTAGAGGGTCACGGTGATGCCCTTAATCATCGGGCACCATCCCCTCCAACGGACTCCACGCGCCGATCTGGTTCCCGATGCCCAGCAGCTGCCGATCCGTCTTGCCCAGGTACAGTTCTCCGCTGGAGCCGCCCGAGATGGTCCAGGACTGGGTATAGCCGCCCGCCGCAATGGAGCCCTGTGTGGACCCCAGCGGCAGGGCCTGCATACTGTCCCCGTCTCCCATGGCGCGGCGCACCATGCGGCAGGAGACCAGGGCCTTGTTTTCCGTGGCCGCGTTCGGGGCCGCAGCGTCAATGATCAGGCCGGCTTCGTCCAGCAGCTGGGCGCATACCGCCTGTTCGTCGGCGTCCAGCTCCCGGAATCCCGCCATGACCTGGGCGATGGTTGCATAAGCGCTCATGGGGTCACCTCGATTTCTTGGTTTGCTTTTTCTCCTGCTTCACCGGTTCGGCGACAGGTTTGTGGCCTGCCGCCTTGTATTCGTCCACACGGGATTCGTGGACATACATCATAGTTCCGGTGAGCTTGTGCACAAACGCTACCATTAGGATCCGGTAGCACCGGTGAGCAGATTGAAGCACTCGGTATCCGCACGGAAACCAACCTCGATTTCAGCCCGGACGGCGATCATGTTCTGCTGCCACAGGTTGATCGTGGTGTTGCCGGAAGTCAGGGTTGCGGTATCGGACACGTCGATCTTGACGCCCTCAACGGTGCCATACAGCGCCTTGCTCCAGTCACCTGCTACGCCGACAACGGCCGCAGCGCTGGAGGAGCCTGCTTTATACAGGTTTTTGTTGAAGTATGTGGGCACACCAAGCACCTTGTCAACCACGCCGTCATTGGCAGACGCAAGGAACAGCGGACGGTTGGTGGTATCCACCGCAGTCAGCAGCAGCGCACGAGCCTGTGCGCTCAGTGCAAGACCGTTCATAACGCCGCCGTGGGCTGCAACATCGGCATCCGCAGCAACCAGGCCCAGATAAGTGCCGTTGTTGGCGTTCAGGATGCTCTGCGCGGTGCAGGACGCAAAGGTGTCAAAGTTGGTGTTGCTGGGTGCGGGAGTGGCGCCAATGATAGTGCTGTCAAACACGCCAGCCAGAGCGGCAGGCAGCCGCTCTACCAGAGCGTCATACAGAGCTGCGGCGTCACGGACAAACTCGTTAGAGAACGTCTCGATGACAGCAATTTTGTAGGCCTGCATCAACTTGGTGCCAATCGTGGAGTTGCTGACGGGCTTGGCCGCAGTTTCAGCCACCCACGCAGCGGTAGGATCGCCGGTTATAACCGGAATGGTCAGGCCTCGTCCAGGAAGGGTCACTCTGCGGGCCAGCCGCATGATTGCGGATTCCGCCTGTGTTTTCTGGAGAATTTCGGTGGAAATGTCAGAGGGCAGCGCAAAGCTGCCGGAAGTTCTGTTAATATCAGCCATGTTTTGGCCTCCTCACTATTTTGATAAATTTTGTGAGAACCAGTCTGCGAACTGGTCCCGTGTGGCGCCGCCAGTCTGACGGACCACTTCGCCCTTGTCGTTCAGGGCAGGATATTTGGGTTGATCTCCACGCCATTTTGTCAATGCCGCCGCCTGGGCCTGGCATTCTTCCTCTGTCGCTCCCGTCAGGAGCGATGCAGGGATGCCGGTTTCTGCAGCAACCTTGTCTCTGGCGTTCCGGGTATTGACCTCATTCTGCAGGGCCTCTAACTGAGCCTTAAAGCTGTTCGCCTGGTCCTGTGCCCGCTGGAGGTCTGTCTTTGCGGCCTCCTGGGCTTCGTCATACTTTGCCGCTTTGGCTTTCAGATCCTCAAAGCCCTCGTATTTGGCCCGCTCCCGGCTCAGTCGATCCGCTACAATGCGGTCAACGTCCGCCTGGGTGAAGGTCTTTGTCTCCTGCTGTGCAGTTGGTTCCTGAATTACAGTTTCGTCGTTCATAGTTTTTCTCCTTCCGCATATTGCGTAATCCGTGATAGCCTCACGTCGGCATGAAAAAAGCACCCTCGCGGATGCTTGAATCATTGGTCCTCTTTCCGCGCCGCATAGGCGGCACGCTTCTGGGCGTTGATCTGGTCCTTGTTCTGCTGGTACAGATCCCGCCGGATGGCGTTGATCTTGTCCTGCGGCTTGATCCCGTCCGCGTCGTCGTATAGACGTAAATACGTATCAGGCTCATATCCGCCCAGCCTGGTGTTCTCGTTAAATCGGATCGCAAACTGACAATCGCAGTTGGCGTGAATGTGCTCCGCATGACCACCTTTGATTGTGGTCTTGCTGGCGTACTGCCACCCGCGAGACGCCAGCGTCAAACAAAAGGCACAGGTGTCGCCCAGCGGCACCCACGCAAACTGCGCACCGTCCCGCAGGGCGTTTTTGAGCATAGTATCCGCCCCGGCCTGTTTCACCTGGCGTCCCGCAGCCGGTCCCAGCATGGACTCCGCTGTATCCAGCACCTCTTTAACCATCGCCCAGACTTCACTGTATGTGGCAGTTGCCGCCGGAACCGCAGCCGGCACCGAGACGCCGGATAGTGACGCAATTTCATCGTACATTTCGCAGGAAAGCGCCGCTGACGCTTCTCCGTAGGCTGTGACAACGCTGTGGACATATTGCGTCAGCGCCTCCATGTTCGCCGTCCCGTTGACCTCAATCCAGTGTGTAACCAGATCCGCCGCGTGACTGTCCACGGCCCGCAGCCGCCGGACATAGGCCCGCCAATCATCCTCAGGTATTGTCATCGCTCAACTTCTCCACCAGGGTCAGTCCCCTGACCCGAGCCTCCTGTGCTTTGATTCTGCGAATGTCCGCCTGGTCAAACCCGATCATTTCCGCGAACACATCTGTCGCCGCGAAGTTGGGCCTGGCAGATGCAATTTTAATAGCAGCATCCGCCGTGACGGCCACAGAGGGCATGGACGGATTCTTGAAATGCGCCATGATTTCCCGCTCTTCGTCGGTCAGATCCTCCAGGGTGACATTCCGGGCGATTGCCTGGGCCATCTGAGAAATCGTGTACAGGCTGTCGCCGTTCCCGGCGTTCAGCTGCTCCGCCAGCAGGATCAGCGTCTGGGTCTGGGCCAGGATCGCGTCAGAGGACGTTGGGTTGGCGTCGTTGACCACACCCACGTCTGTGACGCTGAGGCCCGTTGCCGCCGAAAACTGGGTGGAGAGCATCCGGAGCATCTGCACATGGGGCTCAATGGTGCCCTGGCTGAGCTGGCCGAACGTAGGATTTTCGCCCGTCTCCGGGTTTGCGGTGGAGGCCAGGATGGAACCAACGTATGTGCGGAATTTTTGGTTGACGACGGCTTCATACTGATCATCCGTGATGCCTAGCAGGTATTTCTGCGGGCTGGTGGCGAACTCCAGTCCGATTGTGGCGTTCGCTATGGTCCGGACATACCCCTGGATCAGCCGCCGGATAGGCTCTTTGAGACGGGACCGTCCAAACGGTTTCGCGTTCGTTGGGTTCCATACCAAAGGCTCCATCAACGGACGGCCCATTGGGTGTCTGTATTCCTCTGCGGTCCAGTTGTCGTTGATCCGTCTCAGCACCCACACTGAGGTGTCGGTGTGATACTGGACACACGTTGGATTTCCGTTATCATCGGAATCCATGATTGCAAATCCAGCAAGGATTCTGCCGGTTTCTCCGCTCCATTCCGCCGCAGCGGACTCCGGAGAATAAAACCGGATCCTGCACCCGATCACCGGATCGGCAGTCAGCGTTGCAAAGGTGCAGCCGTAGAGCAGTTCATCTCTACAGGCTTTCATATATGCCGCCCGGAGATTGTTTGCGCTCATGATCCGGGTCATCGCCGTAGCGTCTGTGCCGTTAGATCCTACGAATCCGTCAAACATAGATCTGGATGCCAACACGTCCACGGTTTTTTCGCCCCAGGCACAGCCAATCTCCAGATTTCTCAGTCCGGACGGAAGCGCTAATCCCAAATTGACCTCGTTTAGCGTGATGTGGCCCTCGTAGTATCGCTTTTTCACGATATTCGGGCCGACGTGCTTGTTGTAGATCCGACATAGCCGCCGCAGCTGTTCTGCGGCCTCAGGTGTCAGCCCTCTGGCGTCTTCGATATGTTCCGAAATGTGCATATTATCACCCTATTTTCATCTTGCGCGTCGGATCGCGCTTACTGGTTCTGGCGCCCCAGAGTGCCAGGGCGCACGCCTCAATCGGCGCGCTGTTGGCCCCGCCGAATCCCCAACCGCCGCTGATTGCGCGCTTGGTTGACGTCAGCGCGGATTCCGCCAGGCTCTCCTGGGGTTTGTACCACGTGACCGTCTTTTCACTGATTTCGTTGGTCAGCAGGCTCACCGCCGCGATCATATCCCGGGCAGACGGCCGGATAACCGAGTTTTTTGCCTTCCAGGTGGGCTTGATCCGGTCCACCAGGACGTCCACGCCGTTGCGCCCGTCTATGACCACGCAGGACGCCTGACCGTATCGCTGATCCAGCCATGCCGACAGCCATCTGGTGCCGTGCCCGGTTGGTTTCCGCTCGATCATGGAGATCCGGGCCGGTCCGGTTTTCGGGCACACCGCCCCGCAGAGGACCACCTCCGAGCCGTCGGCGCTGAATTTCACGCCGTAGGCTGTTTTGCCCTCCGGTTTCGGATCGTCCGAGGCGCAGGCGTTCCAGGCGTCGGCGCTCAGCGCCAGATCCACCTGATCTGTCACCGCCGGGGACCACCAGCCCAGGCGCTCCCGGGCGAATGTATCGTTGTCCATTTGTTCCTGTTCCCCCGCTATGGTGGATAACAGGATCCTCCGGCCCAGTGCCGGGTTTGTCTCCGCCCAGCGCTGCGGGTCTGTCACATCGCCGATTTCGTCCACAGAAAATTCAAACCACGCGGTTTTTTCCGTCTTGCCAGATCTGGCACGCTCCCGGATGCCCCGGAATACCGTGCCCGCAGCAGTCGGATCAGGAGGCGTCCCGACATAGATGGTCTGCGGATTCAAGCTGGCGGATATGGCCGGCAGAAATGACGCCTGCTGATTTTCGTCCAGCTCCTGGGCCTCGTCAAATATCAGCAGGTCTCCGTGCTGACCGCGTCCGCCGTTCCGGGTCCGTGCCAGGAACTTGATCCGGGCGCCGCTTTTCAGGATGATCTGTTCCCGGCCCAGCGCGGTTTTGATCACAGACACATAGCGTTTGAGCCTCGGAGATTCAAAAAACACAGCCACCTCCTCAAACGTCTCAGTGGCTGTTTTCTGGAGGTGTGCTGTGTAAATCACCTGCTCATTATAGAGCAGCATCCCGGACGCGGCCCGGCCCTGCACCAGGAGCGATTTGCCGTTTTGCCGGGGAACGCTGCCGCCGCAGGTAGGCGCCGCCCATTTCCCAGACGGTGCTCTCCCCATCCAGTCACATAGGGTTTCTGACTGCCAGGGATCCAAAATCAGATCTCCGGCCCGCAGGATCTTTTCCGCGTCCCATCCGTCAGACTGTTGGTATTTCGGCGCGATTCTTACGGACGGCTCCTGGGCGCCCATCAGCCTCTCGGTCTGATAGGATTTTGCTGATTTCGTCATCCGTGTTTTCTGTCCCTTCTATTTCCTCGATTTCGTGGATGGTTTCACGGTATTGCTTTGCAATCGGCGCCACGTTTTTGACGTCTGCGCCCTGCATCACGTGGTATAAAAATGCCTCCAGTTCTTTGAGCTTTTCCAGCCTGGTTTCCATTTCAAAAACTCCCTGTGTGTAAATCGGCGCTGGACGGCGATGAGGCGCCCGGCCGGGGTGGCGGGGGTCCCTCCCCAGGGGTGGCCCACTATGGCCGCCTGGGCCCTCCGGTATCCCGGTCACCAATCCCCATCCTGCACAACCATCTGTTTTTTCGCAGGCGTTTTGCCCAGTTCAAAATCAACCTTCGAACTTTTCATCGCGTTGCAGATTCGATGCGCAGCCTGCAGATTGCTCCAGTCCTGAGCCGCCGCCTGGGGGGAATCATAACCAAACTCTTTCCACCGGCTGACGGGTCTGATCTCGTCGATGACGAAACTCAGCGGATGCTTTCCGTCGCTGGGCTCGTCGTAATGGATTGGCCCGAGCTTGCCCTTGCAGATCCCGCACGGGCAGCCCATCGCCCGCATTCTGGCGCGATGCTTGCGCCGAAGGCTGCCGTTGGCATACCTGGGGTTGCTCATGGCCCTCCGTCCTTTCCGTCCCGGTCACCTGTCGGTCTGACCGGGCAACATGGAATGTCCCCCGGGGTCAAATTCCCGTGCCCCATTCAGGAAGACCCCCGGGGGTCATTTTTTCGCGTCCTTTCGCGGAGGACCCCCCAGGGGTTGCCGGGCACCTGAGTTGCACAGGTGTGCGCGTGAAAGGACGAAAGACGCGCCCGAGCTGTCCCCGGCAAACAGGAAAGGCCGGGTCAACCCCAGCCTTTCATAGTGCCATATTACCACACATAAAACATGACATTCAATGCCGTCTCAGCCACTCTAGGGCGTCCCCGTGGATCCGGTACACCTGCCGCACCGAGTACCCGGCGCCGGCCGCCACCTGTTCCCAGGTGTCTCCCAGCAGGTAATACCGGGTCAGCACATCCGCCCACTGTTCGTTGTCCAGGGAATCAATCAGCCGCTGCGCCGTCTCCAGCCGCCGTTGGAGCTGCCGGAGGCGCTTGAGGCTGTCCCGGTGCGCCCGGTCGTTCTGCAGGGCCAGGTTCTCCACCGGGCGTCCCTCGCCGCTGGATGAAACGTGTATGGCCTCGTAGTCCGTGGCATGGAGAAATATCCGCTGCTCCTCCAGTTCTCTCTCCCGCCGTCTGGCGGTCTCGTAGAGGGTCCGCGCTCTGCGAGCCGCCCGCAGCGTTTCTTTGATGTCCATTCCATACCCCCTTACAGGTTCCCCAGGTCCAGCCTGCTGGCCCGGCACCGGAAGATCAGGTCCACAATCTCCCGTGCCTGTTCCTCGCTCTCGCATGGCAGATAAGTATCTCCATTTACCTGGGAGAATTTCACCCACCACGATCTGTCGCAGTTATCGTAACCAAATTCCGCCGTCACGTCCATCACCAGATCCATATTGATGAGCCGCCCGTCCGGGCACCGAATCATCATTTGCACCACGCTCCTGTTCCGCCGAAACCTTTGTACCGCTCGGTGTAGGGCCTCCAGATCTCCGGATCCACCAGAGGCTCCAGGGCCTCGTCGTGTTTGGCCCAGGTCCAGGACAGTTCCGTCCGGTGTTCCATCCGCTCTTTGTATCGCATCCGGAACGTCTCCGCGTCAAACTCCTGGTTGACGTTCTCCTCCCACTGCGCCATCTGCTGCTGGATGGCCCGGAGCGCTTTCATGCACCGTTCCCGGCCGAAGCCAAATTCCTCATGGAGCATCAGGAGCATCTGCTCCTCGATCATCTGGATGGTAAACGCCGCAGTGTTCCGGGTGGCAATCACCATCGCCGCCTCCACCTGCTCCAGCGGCACGTTCTTTCTGGGCGCCGGCTGTTTCCAGTTGTGTTTTACGTTCATAGATCATCCCTCCTCCGCAGGCACTCCAGCGCTATTCCGAGTAAAACCCCAATATGCAGCCCCACAGCAAAGGGTATCAGAAGGTCAATCATGGGGTTCCCTCCTTCTTTCGTTTGCCGTCGGCGCAAAACCAATCGTCCCCACGCGGCAGTTGCCATAGAATGTCGTGACCGCAATCGCATTTCTTATCCTCCGGGTCCCGATGTGCGCACTCCCGGCAGCGAACCACCTCCGGCGCAGGGCGGAGTGGGCACCAGTCGGGCTTCCCGCTTCTCGCCCTGTAATACGGCCCGACAACATCGTCGGCGTCATCCGGTACAGCGAAACAATAAACGCTGTTATTGGCACGGCAGCAATAGCAGTTCTCCGGCATCTCCATGCCCTTTATGATTACGTCAGCCATCGTGGTCACCGTCCTTTAACATTTTCTTGGCGTCACGCAAATGTTCTCGTATAATTTCCGGCACTATCGCATCTGCCAGAAATTGCCCGGATTTCAGGTGGATTACAGGCGCTCCGTCATTCTCAATCTCGTCCAGCCATTCGTTCCAATGGTCGTAGACCCGCTCAATCAACTGGATGTCGCTTCCTCTGGCAACATACCGCAACAGGTATTCATCTCTAAGGCTCTTTTCTGGCACAACGATGATGTAGTGGATACCCCGGCTTTTCAGTTCGTCCCTCACTTCTTTGTGAGAGGAAATCATTGTGTATTTATATCCGTACTGACTGGCGCTCCTTTCGACATCATCCACATAGCATCCAGGAAAATGTGGATTTGGCACCCGCTTATGATCTATGCCAATTACCCACCGAAACGCTGTGCTTTCCATGTCTTGAAAATCATAGTTGTGCTTCTCTTTCGCAAGCGAAGCTGCCGCCGTTTTCCCAACTCCCGGAAAACCGCAAATTACAAGTCCTGGTTGTTTAATCATTACCCGTTACCTCCTATCCTCGTCTTTTCGATTTCGTGGCATATCGCAAACGCAGCTTCAAAAATGACTGCTGCCAGAAAAAGTCTATCGTCCACTCCGGCGGCATCGGCTATGACTGCGATTGTAGCACATAAAAGCATAGCCCACTTCATCATCCCCCGTCACCTCCCAGCGCCGCCTAGGCATCCGGCTTAAACGGTACAATCCGAAATTCTACTCGGTTGTGTTCCATCCATTCTCCTTCGATCTTGCGATCCGGGTTGTCACTCTGCCACATCTCCAGTAATCTGAGGCACCGCTTTGCCGTCTCGTCAGAAACGGTAAGATTCGCAGAGACCGTGACGGTGAGGTCTTTAAGGTTCGCCATTGTCAGCCCTCCTGTTCCAAGTCGATTTAGCTACGAATCGAGCAATTTCCTTGGTTGTTTCTTCTTGGGTCGGCTCTGCCCTCCTGTTCCATGCGGCTATTGCTCTACGCCTTGTTTCGTCATTAAATCCCTCTTGATCGTTCTCTTCTACTTTTACGCTTACTTTGCAATTATTACAAAATACAACTGCGCTATCATCAATATAGCCACGTTCAAACGTGATATATGGATATGGAGTGCCGCAAAACGGGCACGGTTTCAGTTCAGCCATCCCCGTCACCTCCCAGCGCCGCCCCGGCTTCTCGCTCAATCGTTATTGCAAGGGTCGTTTCGTTGTAATATTCCTGCATAATTGCTTTGAGGAATATCACGGCATAGTCGATAGACATTCCGCGCGCTACGCATATGTTTTCAACCCAAACGGAATAGGTGTCACACCCCATTGTCAGCACCGTCCTTTCGTTCGCCGGCCGCACAATACCAGCCGTCCGGCATTACATCGTTTCTCGGGTATTTATCCGCCGCGCACCATACGACTACGGCGTTGTCCCGTGTTTGGCTTGGTACTTCTCGGTAGTGCTTGCACTCCCGGCATCTGACCACCTCCACCACATCGGCGGCAGGGATGGCTTCGGCAACTTCATACTCTTGTCCAAGTTCGGCAGTTTTTATGGCTCCCAGTGCCGCTTCCCGGCTAATGTAGTCAGCCATTGTCAGCCCTCCCCGAAATACTCCAATGCTGTCTGTGCATTTCTGGCCCGGACGCTGTGCCAGCCGCCTCTTTCGTAGTACTCCGAGAAATACCAGGCGGCATCCCCAGCGTTTTCCAAGCCGCAGAAATACTCATAATCCCCGCCAAACAACGTCATGTTGGTCTCCAGCGTGTCCTTGAGGTATTCCAACTGCACGGTCACGTCTGCACCGTACAGCAGCCGCCCGTTGGTATAGGGCGCATACCACATACAAAGCCCCAAAAAGTTGTTAACACACAGGTACGGCTGAAGCTCCAGTGTCTGACCGCCGCACTCAGCCATCATATTGCCAATGATTCCAGCGGCAACATACGGATTCAGCCCCATATCCTCCCGGAGATACCGCCACACCCCGCAGGCTACGGGGTATTCCTCTCGCTGGGCCTCCGTGAACGTGACCCCCGGTTCCGGCGCGGCGATCTGAGCTACCTCCGTGTCCTGCTCATGCAGAGCCTCGATGATCCGCTGCTCCGCCCACCACCGGGAGGACGCCTCCCGGATGATGATGTGATCCTCCTGGTAGCCCAGCTCCCGGGCGCACTCCGCCATCTGGTGGGCAACATCCTGATTGTGTCGGCTCTCCGCCTCGCTGACTGCCCATACCGGGATAGTCAGCGAGGCAAATATGGTGATTAGGGTGATTAGTTTTTTCATGTACCGCTCCTTTCCGCCGCTTCCTTCGCACTTTTCAGCGTCCAGTATTCCTTCTCCGTGCCGTCCGGCCGGATCACAAAATAAGTGGTGTGCCACCAGTAGCCGCTCCGGTTGGCGTGGGGGATTGCCCGCTTCCTGGATTCGATCTTGCAGTCTGTGCCATCCGCTATATACCGCAGCTCCGCGGAACCGTCGCTGTGGATGGTATGTACTGCTTTTTCCCATTTCAGCATCGCTCACGCCTCCCACAATTCCGGGAACAGTTTCTGCGCCTGCGCCCGGCTCATCGGCACATCGTCAAATTCGTCTCCGCTGACGCCTGCCAGGACGATGCTGCCCACCAGACGCATCCCGCACAGCTCGCAGTTGTCCGGCAGGTGCCGGAGGAACCCTTCCTCGTTGCAGATCAGAACCAGATCCGTTGCCAGGGTCACGGTCTCGATATATCCGTCCACCAGGCCCTGCAGCGCCTCCAGCGTGTTTGGGGTGCTCACCATAAACGCCGGGTGCCCCGGATGTTTCACCAGAACGGTGATAATTGATTTTTTCATGTTATGTCCTCCAGTTCACACAGAAACGCGATGTTGCACGCCAGGTGCCACAGGTGCGGCAGGCCGCTCTCCTCGTCCACGCCCTGCGGGTCGTCTAGATACGCCAGCCAGTGCCGGTATGCCGCGTCCCGGTAACGCTCCGGATCCACGGTTCTCCAGTTCTCCGGGTCGCCGTATTTCCGGTTGCCATATTCCCGCACCGCCGCTATGTCCCAGATGATCCGCCGCGGCGCCAGCGTCAGCCGGGCTTTCCCGGCGTCGGCTTTGGCCTCCTGCCGCGCTATGTCCAATTCGCTAAACTGCCCCATTTGCTGCCTCCCATGCCCGGTACAGCTCCAGCCAGTCCTCTGCCCGCATGATGACCACCCATTCGCAGTCATCCTTTCGGTGCCACACCGTCGGCTTCCGACTGCCGCAGTCGGCCTTTGCCTGGGCCAGTGCGTCCCACAGGCGGAAGCTGTTTGTCCGTTTGACCTCGATGTGGATGCCGGGCAGCCCCATCACGTCGGCGTTGTATTCGCCGCCCCTGCTGTACATCTGGTGTCCGCGCCGGGCCAGGTCGTAACCTGCTTCCTTCAGCAGCGCCACAACCTCGCGTTCTCCTCTGGCGCCCTTGTCTCGTTGTGATTTACTCATGTAGGTGTGCCAGCTCCTCTGTGTTGGGGTCCAGATGATCTTCTATTCTCCGTTGGATTGCCATTACTTCCGCCTCGGCGCATCTGCTATATGAGTCGTCTCCGTTGTCATTCCATCCTTGCACCAGGCCATACAGGTACAGGATAAATTCTTTGTCTGTCATTCTCAAAAGAATCACCTCTCAAAAAATCGGTCTTCAGCTGTGTGTTTTGGGGTTATGAGAGAGAGTGCTTCGCTCTCTCATAAACCCACACACAGACACGCGTGAAAATGAATATCCTTATAAAGGGTTTTTTCAAACTGTTGAAAATTGAAAATTGTAGGATTTTCATTCAACATCTTGAATATTGAAAATTGTAGGATTTTCAATTTTCAAACACATTCCCATTGTCGATATAAAACCGGTCTTTCAGGTCGTTCTCGATGTACCCTCTGACGGTCCGCTCGTTGGGATGCTCTCCCTTGTTGTCCGGCTGAAGCGCCCCGGCCAGATCGGCCAGAGACACCCGGCCTTTGTTATTCTCGAACAGTTCTCTGTACACATAGTCGAACTGCATCAGCCTGGTTTCCTTGATGGTCTGCTTGTTGGGCTTGCTGCCTGTTTCGCTTTCCGGCAGCGCCCGGCAGATCACGCCCTCTTCGTCATGCTCATGGAGCGGGTGACGATACCAGAAGTAGTCCTCCTGCATGGGCGGGAACTCCCGCAGCGTATAGCTGATCTTCCAGCCTGTGTCCGTGGGACTGTCCAGATTCTCAGACGGCACCTTCATCTGGAGGAAGTCCACCAGTGCGTCCGGGTCCCGGGCGAACACGCCGGACCCGCTGGCCCGGTCCATTGCCGCCTTGCCTCCCTGGGCGCCTTTGCTGTGGTGGTGGCAGTAGATCACAGCGCAGCCCAGGTGTTTGCACAGCTTGTCAAAGTTGTTGCAAAACTCAGCCATTTCGCTGGCGCTGTTCTCGTCGCCGGTAATAACCTTGTAGATCGGGTCCACGATGATGGCCTTGTAGTGCTTGTCCTTCGCTCTGCGGAGCAACTTCGGCACCAGCTTGTCCAGGGTCAGGGCCGCGCCTCTGAGGTGCCAGACGTCCAGACGTTCTTCCGTGAGCTTGTCATATCCCATCTTTTGCAGTACCTCTATGACGCGCTGGTCAAAGGACGCTTCATCAATCTCCAGATTGATATACAGGACCTTCCCCGGCGCACACTTGTGGAGCAGCCAGGAATCCCCTTCTGCAATAGCAATGGCCAGCTCAATCAATGCGAAGCTCTTGCCCGCCTTGCTGGGACCGGAGATCAGCATCTTGTGGCCCTGCCTCAGAACGCCCTGGATCAGCTCCGGCGCCAGCGGAGGCGGATCTTTGATAATGTCGTCGAAGGATTGGACGTCCGGCAGATCGTCGTTCAGATCCTCGATGTAGTCCACCCAGTCCTGCCAGGTGGGTTGCCCGATGTTTCGGGCAACGATGTACTGCCGGTGCTCTCCCCTGGCCACGCCGGGCATTCTGGACAGCCTGGACGGGTTCTTGTTGTTCTGGTCAACCCGCAGGCCGTTGGCGTCGCAGACCTCATACAGATACTTGATCTTCTCCCGGTACTCGTTCTGGGATTTGGCGTCAATCTTGACGATGGCGTGGAGGCTCTTGCCGCCGGAGTGTACCAGAACAGCCACCGGCAATTCCAGTGCCTGGATCAGGCTGTACTGCTTTTCCACGCTGACCGCGTCAGACTCCACCAGCGCATAGCGCCAGGCTGTCACGTTCTCGTCGTTGACGCCCTTTCCGTCCAATGGATTGAACCGGATCCAGGCGCCCGCCTGGGTGTTATAATCGCCGATCACCCAGTTCAGGCAATCCGGTTTGGCCTTGTATTTCTCAATCAGGTCCAGCCACTCCCCTGCGGTCCGGGTGTAGTAACCGGATCCCGCCGGGTGGTATTTGTCCTTTTCCTCATCGTAGCTGCTCTCGATCACCAGCCCCACGTATTCGTCCGTCTTATACAGCGTCCGCAGGTATTCCGCCAGCTCCTCCGGCTGGTCTGATTGGGGTGCCGTGGGCATACTGGGGTGAGGATCGACCCATGCCGGGTCGATCACTCTTCTGTCGCTGTCGTCTGAGATCATGTCATCCCATCCGATGGCATGGCCGCCGCTGCTTGGCTGCCAGCCCTGATCCACAGCGTACTGGTACAGTGTGCCGGTGGTCACTGGGTCAGTGGATCCACGGAAAGAGCGCCACTTGCGCTCGCACTCCCCCGGCTTATATCGTGCGCTGTCCTGCCGGGACCAGTCATCCCACACGCCGCAGGGCTGGCCCTCAAGGTGGAGGGCCGCCCCGACGTTCATCCATTCCTGATAGTCCAGGATTGATGGGTCAATATGCTGGAGCAGTTCGAGAGGGTCGAATCCGCCGTCCCGCATCAGAAACCACCGAAGCCCGTCTGGGGAGCCGCTGCGGCCTCTGCCACCCAGGCGGGATCCTGGTGGTCATACATTCGGCGCACATCGTTTGCTTTGCCCTCGGAGCCGTCCTGCTTCCTGTATGTGCGGGTATAAAACCGGGCGCGGCCCTTTGATCCGGCGAGGTTGCCCCAGATGATCTTGTTCGGCTCTCCGTGCTTCTTCATGCCGATGGCCCGCAGGAACTCCGCCAGCTTCCACTCCAGTGTGGACCACATGATCAGGTCATAGTTGACCGTGGTGTTGCCCTGCGGCGTGGAGACCTTCAGCTTCAGTTCCAGTTTGGGGCACTGCGGGATCTTGGCGGAGCCTTTAAATGTGCCGCGCTCATAGGACTCCACGGTGAAATCGTAGTCGCCCTCTTCCAGGTAGATAAATTCAGATCCGTCGTTGACGATCTCGTCGTCCCAGCCAATCACATGTCCATCAAATGCCATTGTTTTTGCTCCTTTCCATTAAAACGGCAACCGGTTCGGGTCGCTCTGAATCACGTCTCTAATGTTGTCCCAGTACGGGATCACCCAGCCGTCGATAAAGCCTGCCGCGTCCATTTCAGCCCAGGAAGCCCCAGCCTTGAACTTTCCGCGATCCACGATGACCTGCCGGATCTCCTCCTCCGCGATGTCATCCCGGACCATCAGGTCCATCAGCTTTTCCGGCACATCGGCGCCGGCGCTGGATGCCCTGGAGACAGTTTCGACCTTTGGTTTCTCAGTTTTCTTCTTAGGCTTTTTCTCCAGCTCTTTCACGGCGTTTTTGACCGCCTGGGCGCCGTCCTTGCGCAGCGTGACCTTCTGTTCGATGGCGTCCCGGATGGCGCTGTACTCCAGCGGCAGCTCGTCCTGGAGGCCGTGGCGGTTTTTGGCGTCCCAGCAGGGGTGATGGGTGGTGTACATGACCCGCTGACCCCCCTGGGCCTTTGCCTTGCCGTTGGCGTCCGTGACCACAATGGTTTTGTAGTTCGCAAAGAGCACCATGTCCGCCCACTCTTTCAGCAGCGGGGCAACGTGCTTCGAGAGCTTCAGCTCCCAGCGATCATAGGCGCCCATCTCGTCCGGCTGCTCGAATTTCCGCATCTTGGCATGGGCCGTAACCACCACATGGATGCCGGCGGCGATGACCTTGTCCAGCTGCTGGAGCAGCTTCTGGAATTCCTCCAGCAAATAGGTATAGCCCTTGCCATAGCCAAACTCCTCGATGTTCTTTTTGTTGTTCCGGAGGCACACCTCGGTGGAGCACAGGTTCTCCGCCCAGTCCGCCGTATCGATCACCAGCGTCCGGCACACATCCGGGTTCTGGGCCACCTGAATCACGGTCAAAAGCAGCTCCGACCAGCCGGGCGGTGTTTCCAGGCGCTTCACGTCCAGATGGGTGCTGCCGCCCTCCGTGTCCAGAAACAACGGGTCCGGGAAGGCCGCCGCCAGGGTGGTCTTGCCGATGCCCTCGGGGCCATAGATTAAGACCTTCTGCGCACGAGGGACCTTGCCGCTCGTTATCTTCAGTTCCATAATCATCATCCTTTCAAATAGATTTGCCGTCTTCCCAGCCTCGGATCATCCTCTCCCGGTAGCACCACCGACAAAGGAGATCATCTCCGTCCCAGCGCTCGTCGTAGTCGGAGACTGGCTCGTGGCAGTCACAGCATTTCGGCAGGGCCTCCATCCAATCATCCATTGACAAATCAGCCGCCTGCCGGTAAAATGAACGTAGCATTATTTTTACCTGCCGCCCTTCGGAGTTGCCGCTCCGTGGGCGGCGCTTTTTTTGAGCAGGAATATCCGGTCACCGCGCTTCATGACGTGGACCGGCGCTTTTGTCCGTCTGACGGCCCGTTGAAATCCACCATAGACCAGCTTTGGCGTCCGGCCTTTGGGTATCTGGATCTCACAGGCAACATAGCCCGTCTCCAGGAAGTCGTTCAGGTCTCTTTCGTACCAGGCCAGCTTGTATGCGCTGGCGTTCGGAATATCTTCCGCCTTGATTGCCTTATACATGTTCTCACCCCCTTATCGCAAAATGCCACAGGAACATCCCGACGATGGCTGTCAGCATCAGCAGAAACGCCATCATAGCACCCAGCGTGATTCGTCCCTGCCGGTGGTATCTGGGCCCCATCTCCACCTGGATCAGCGGGATCTCCGTCTCCTGGCGCTGGATGGTATCCCACATGGCGTCGTATGCGTTACGGTCCCGGCGCCGGGCCTCCGCAGATTTGCGGTTCACGGCCTCAAACATCCGGTCCGTATCGTTCTCCACCCGTTCCCGTTCCTGGGCGAGGGCCTCCAGATACAGCCGTCTGGCCCGGTTCAGGTCCAGGGATTCCTGGACGTGTTCCCGGTTGTAGTTGATCTCCTGTTGTGTCATGATTGCACCTCCTATTTGATCGGTATGACCGCCCGGAGTTCCTCCGCCGGAATGTCCAGTTTGACGGCCAGCTTGTTGATGTCTCCCAGCGTCAGCAGATCCGGGGACCGCAGTTTGTAGTTGACGGTCTGGCGGCAGCAGCCAAGCCAGCCGCCAACCTGCTCCTGCGTCACGCCCTGATCGGCCATCGTTCCCCGGATCAGGATCTTGAACGCGTGGTATTTGTCCGGGGGCTTTTTTAGTTTTGGCATTTTTTCACCTCCGTCTTTGTCCGGGTGTAACTTCACACGGCGCTTGCTGTTTCCTCGGTTTCTTGTGCATTTTGCGCGGGTTCTGACGGGAGAGACACCTCCGTGCCCATCCGGTAGACCCAGAGTGGATAGCTCGTGATCTCGCACCGCCTGACCTCTGCCCGGTTATTCCCGGAACACTCAATACAATATTGCCGAATTGCTCTTTTCCGTGTCGTGTTCACCGCCTCCTTTCTCATGTACCAGTAATGGGACATTACGTCAGTTATCCTTTGAAGCACAGAGCCGGGCGAGGGCCGCTCGCAGCCGCTCTTCTGCGCCCTTCGGTTCTCTGTGCCCGTTGAGGATTGCGCTGAGGTATTTCTCGTTGATGTTTGCCTCTGCCGCCAACTGTTTGCCGGTGATGCCGTGAATGTGCATTTCGCCGATTATTTCTCCCGTCCACTGTGCAGGCATACAAAATCAGCCTCCTTTCTTGTGTCCCCGTAATGGGACATTGTTTGATGTTTAATTATGCCATCGGTTGATCGCGTCGAAACAGGTATGCGGAATTGTATTCCGGGAACATCACGTTTTGGATCTGCTCCGCCTGGCCGAATGTGAATTCGCTTTCGCCGTCCAGCTTGTTCGAGATCGTATTCCGATGGACACCGAGCAGGCTTGCCATAGCGTCGATTGTTACACCCTTTGCCGCCATAACCGATTTGAGATTGCTATACATTGTCTCACCCCCTCGTTTAGTGCGCATTTGCGTACCTTTTGATGCTATTATAGCGTGCCATTGCGCACTTGTCAATATCTTTTTTTGCATTTGCACACTTTTTTATTGACGTTTGCGCACCTTTGTTGTATACTATAGTCACCAAGAAAACGAAGGGAGGTGCGGTCATGATTGGCGAGAAGCTGGAACAGTTATTGACCGCAAAAGGCATCAAAGCAGGGACCCTCGCCAGGGAAACAGGGATCCCGAAAAGCACGGTCTATAGCATCATCAAGCGCAACAATAAAAATGTTGCATACAGCGTTATGGAAAAAATCTCTGAGTTTTTAGGGGTTCCGGTAGAGTACTTCTATGATTCCGACCCTGTCAGCGAGGCTCCTGCCACGATTGACTTCGACGCCTTCACCTACGCAGCCCACAAATACTCTGGAGATTTGCGCCCAGAAGACAAGGATACGATTATCAAAATGATGCAGACTCTTGCGGCCGCGAACAAAGGGGACGATAAACACGGAAAGGCTGACTGAACTATACAATGACCTTATGGACGCCGGAGTCCTGGTTGCCTCCGGCTCCTACCATCTCAAGGGCGAGTGTGACTCTGTCATTGTCTCGGATGGTTGCCATTACGGCATATTCCTGGACATAGACAAGATCCGCACAATCGCCCAGGAGAAGGAGGCGGTTGCCCACGAATGGGCGCATTGGATCTCCGGAGCAACCTACACGTTCGACGCGCCACCCGCCGTCAGACAGAAGGCCGAGACCCGAGCGGACCGCAGACAAATAGAAAAGCTCCTCCCATTTGATGAAATGAGAGCAGCAATGCAGAACGGTATAACCGAGGCCTGGGAGTTGGCCGAATTTTTTAATGTGTCGGAAAGCCTGATAATGGATGCCGTGGAATATTACACCGGGCCATGCGGGCTGAAATTTTAAGGAGGGAATGTTATGGTTTGCCCAAAATGTAAAAGTGAAAATGTTACCGTGTCCGTCGTCACAGAAACTCAGCTGAAGGACAAGCACCACGGAATCCTGTGGTGGGTGTGTATCGGCTGGTTGTGGGTGCCGATCAAATGGCTGATCTTTACTATCCCGGCTCTGATCGTCAAAATCTTTGCCCCGAAACGGCAAAAATTAAAACAGACGCATCACTCCGTTTGCGTCTGCCAGAACTGCGGGTATCGCTGGGAGATAAAATAAAAAATCCCGCCCCGGATAACCGGGACGGGAAACCACAGACAACGCCGAGCCTACGTTTGACTCTGTTACCATTGATCCTCAGATATTTGAGACTATGAGTTTATGGATACATTGAATGAATTCATGGCGCCAAATAGAGGTGACTCCTTACCGATGCACTTAGCAACCTTACCGTACCGAACGAGGTGAACCATTGCCCTGCCGGGCAGCAATGCCCGGTCTGCACTCCGTAAATTCGGCGAACATCTGTGGTTGTTCTATAGAGATTGTATCATCATGTTACAATCTGGTCAATAAAAAATCCCGCCCTGGCGCTACCAACACCAGGACGGGTTCCGAGAAACGAGGCAAGCGGTATACTCGCTCACTCTACACGACGATTATACCACCTGCCCCGGATAATTTCAACAGGGAGGTGACGGAATTGTACGTACCGGAACCGAAGAAACTGAAGAGCGGCAGCTATTTCATCCAGCTCCGTCTGAACGGTGTCAGCGTGCCCGTGACAGATGACGATCCAAAATCTTGCAAGGCCCAGGCCAGAATGATCAAGGCAGAATATCTGGCTGGGAAGCGCCAGTTCAACAGCGCCACCACGGACATGACGATCCGGCAGGCCATCGACGGATACATCAAGGCGAAGCAGAACAGCCTCTCCCCTGCCACGATCCGCGGCTATCGGATCATCCAGAAGAACCGGTTCCAGAAGCACATGGATTCAGCGATGAAATCCATCAAGAGCTGGCAGGCAGTCTATGATGCAGAGATTGGACGCCTGAACCCGAAGACGCTGCACAACAGCTTCGGTCTGCTCAAGTCGGTCTATCTGCACTACTTCAAGACGCCGATGCCAGCGATCAAGGAACTGCCGGTAGCGAAGAAAGAGCGGCCATTCTTTGACGCGGATCAGATCGAGGTTTTCCTGGAGGCTGTCCAGGGAACCCGCTGCGAAATCGCAGCGCTTCTCGCGCTCTCATCGCTCCGCTGTTCAGAGATTCTTGATCTGGACTGGGAGGACGTAGATCTGAAAAACGACCGTCTGGCGGTGCATGGAGCCGCCGTGGTGGACGAACACAACAAACTCGTCCATAAGGACACAAATAAGACGGCAGCCAGCTGGCGGTATGTCCCGATCTTCATGGACCAGCTCCACGACGCGCTGGAGGCTGTCCAGGATAAATCCGGCCAGGTGGTCCACTATCAGACGGAGAGCGGCATGATCCGCGCCATCAATGGTGTCTGCGCTGCGAACGATCTCCCGCTGGTTGGAGTCCACGGTCTCCGGCATTCGTTTGCATCGTTGTGCGTCCATCTGGGGATCCCGGAGGAAACTGCTATGAGCATCGGCGGGTGGTCAGATGTCACGACCATGCGGAAGATCTATACCCATATTTCTCAGCGGGACAGGCAGACACACACCGACCTCCTGAAAGGATTTTATAACAAAAATGCTAATGAAAATGCTAATGAGCCTGAAAAAGTGTGATATATCAAGGGCTATGGGCTCCATGTCGTGGTGTTCAAATCCCTCCTTCCGCGCCAAACCGTCAACCGTTGTGGTTGGCGGTTTTCTTGTATTTTCAACGGTCAGCGGTGTTTTCCGCTGTCATTTCAGCATGACATTTTGTTAGCAAAACAGACCCGCCGTTAGCATTATTTTTCGCGAAAATGCTAATGAAAATGCTAACAAAAACCCGGGGAGGCCATCGCCTCCCCGGTTGCTTATTATATCACTCCGTCACACCGCCATTTTACTTGCTCACCCGATGCAGCACGGCCGCGACCTGCTCCCTGGTAATCGGTGCCTGCCAGTGCATATCCCCGTGTTCGTCGCCCTGGAAAATGCCGTTTTCGATGGCCCAGTCCCGATCTGCCTGGGACCAGTCAGAGCCGGGTTTCTCTGCGGTTTCCGCCTGCATCTCCTGTACCGTCTTGCGGATCAGGTCTTTCAGTTCATCTATGTTCATATTCGTTTCCTCGCTTTCAATCTTCTCTTTGCCCTGGTATGCTCCAGATTTGGAGAAATGCCAGATATAGCCGTTGTATTCGTGATCCCCGGCCAGCATGTAACCGTCCGGGCCGAAATAATACCATGTGCCATTCAGCGCCATCCACTCGGATTTGGGATATGTACCGTCGGCGTTGCGATACCACCAGCCCTTGTCGTCCTGCTGCCAGCCTTCCTTTTCCGGTGCTTTCACGGCATCGTATTTCGGGTATCCGTATCCATAGATATAGCTGGAGCCCCTGGCGTAGGACTTCTTCGCCACACCGCCGCCGTTGCTGACAACACCGTTGGCGTTGGAGGTGTTGCCCTCCACGGTGTACACGTATTTGTCGTCCACCGCGTATACCAGGCCCGTATGGGTTACGTCGCCGTTCCGCTGGAAAAAGATCTGTGCGCCCTTCTGGGGCGTGCTCCCGAATCGCCCAGCGGTTTTGTAGTATGCTGCGCTGTAGTAGCACCCGGCCCCGGCAGATTTGGCTGGCTGGCACAGAACCGTTCTGGCGCCCTCCTCACCGTAGACCTGCACCACGCACCAGTCCACGAACATGTCGCACCATTCGAAGCCGTTCTTCTTTCCGTTGTAGAAATTCGGATACAGATTGTCAAAATCCCGTGCGTATTTCGTGTAGTTGTTGGCTCCGGCGTTTGCCGTTTTATTATCCAAATTGCTGTTGCTGGCCTTCTCCAGGTAGCCCACCTCATTCAGGGCAATCTGGAGTACTTTTTCCATGCTCATAGCTTTACCTCCTTCGAGATGCCGTGCTTTACCCGGTCTTTTTCCTCCGCCTTTTTGGCGTCATTCCATTGATCCATAGAACCGACCAAATATCCAGTGATCCGGCGAATCCGCTCGAATCCCACGCCCTGGCCTAGTTTGCGCTCGTCCATCACTCCACCTCCGGCAGACCAGCCAGAGAGGTCAGCATACTGCATATACCCGCCAGTACCGCCGTTCCGGCAACGGTGATCCAGTCCACCTGCATCAGCGTTGCCGCCGCAGGAATCATGGCAACAGCCGTCTGACAAACTGTTTTCAGAGCGCGGATACCCGCCGCTTTCCACCATTTTTTACTCATTTGTGATCATCCTCCAAATCTGCGATCCGGTGATTGGCCACCGACATTTTCTCCTCCAGCACATCCATTTTCCGCTCCAGTTCATAGGTACGTTCCACGGCGCTGTTGTGCTTGTCAACCTTTTTTTCCAGTTGCTCCAGACGGTAGGCTATCAGCGCCTGATTTTTGCTGTTGGCCTTATACGTCCCATACACGCTGCCAGCCAAAGCCAGCAGCGCTACGACGATATTCCCGATGATGGTTCCCATGTTAATTACCTCCCAGTCCGTAATACCGGAACCATGTGAAATACAGCGTTCCGGCAGGCGACAGGTCTGCCGCGTCAAACCCCTCTGCATATGTGCTGGAGTTGATCGTTCCCAGATTTTTCAGCACAGCGGTGGTCATGGCCTGATCCGTTAGTTTCCACACAGACTGCGGGATTTTTTCCGCATGATAGTATTTCATCAATTCGGTGGCCCCGGCGTCCTCTCGCTTCCCGTCTCCGGAACCCTCGGAGTTACCCCACTCGGAATTAAACAGCGGTATCCCAGCATCCCACCATGCGGCATACCGCGAGGCGCTGATGCCATACCCATAGGCATGAGGCGATATAAATATATCGTCTGCTCCTGCGTCCAGCAGCGCCGCATACCATGTTTGGACATCATCCTTACATGTGCCAGTCACAACAATCGCATCCGGAATATAGGACCGGATCAGATCGTACATGTCCTTTACGTATGGCGCGGTTTCCGCTGATGTCGTGTGATGCGGCTCGTTGGCGACCTCGTACATAACATACGGGCAATCCTGATAGAGCTGGCAGAAATAGGAGAAAAATTCCTCCGCCTCGGTCTGGTGGAAAATCCCGGTGCCGTACCCGGCTCCCCACGAATAAATATGCCAGTCCAGCAATACATACATTCCGAGCTGACCACAGTAATTAACAATCCGTTCAATCTCTGCCTTTGTCTCGTCAGGTTTGTTCAGATAGCCATATGCCTTCTGGCCGTCAGAATGCAGGAATGTATAATCCTCCAGATATACAGATATTCGGATCAGGTTGACCCCGTATGCCCGGAGAGACCGCATCATCTCCAGCGTATGCAGGTTGGTGTACTGGAGCGGTGCGTGTGTCCCAATTCCACGAAATTCGATTGGGTTCCCGTCATCTCCTACGATGCGTTTGCCGCGCTTTCTCGGTGTACCCCGGAAAAAATACAGATCATGATTGACGTTGTAATCCGCGTACCGCCCGGCCTCCAGAATCTGTCCTCCGATGGAGCGTGCTGTTGCGTCTCCAGCGCCTACACCGTATGTTCCAGCCAGAGCCGTCCCGTTTGTTGTAAAAAGCATATCATCACTCCATGATCTCGACCTTGACGGTATATTCCTGCTGTGTCGTGATATAGTAGTTATCTCCGGTTGTGTAATCAGCGAGGTCTGAGGAGGAACTGGAGGAATCCATAGCGGTTCCATCCGTGTCCTTGAGTTGCGCATTCAGTCCGAGTATGACCTGCTTATACCCGGGATTCAGCGTGAACTCTCCAACCACATATTCGCTGCCCTCCACGCATGGGATGGCCGCATTATAGAGGTCGTACACCGCGTCCGTCGTATCAGACGTTGTTTTGTCGGAAATCCACGACCTGTACGACAAAGAGTTCGCACACTGAATCATGAGTTTTGACGGGTACTGCACCGTTTTCGCCGCCCTCATTTTAATCCGGATTTTGGTTGCGTTGGAGCAGTCAAACACCAGAGTGCGCCATGTTGCCTTCTGCTGAATGGTGGACGTATCCGTCGTGTCCAGATCTGCATACGCAGCGGCGTAATAATAGTAGAACATCTGATTCGTCGCTGTTTTTGTCATCAGGGTTGGCGTAACCGCAGCATAGGCTCTCTCCTCCACCGTCAGTGCAGCTGTGCCGCTGACGCCACCCGCAGTTGCTGTAATGGTCACGCTGCCCTCGCCGACTCCAGTCACGGTGCATGTCATGGTATCCGCAGACGGAGTTAGGGTCACCAGAGCGTTGTTCGCGGTCCATGTAACGGTTTTGTCTGCCACCTCGTTCGGCAGTACTGTGGCCTCCAGCGTCACAGTGCCACCCACATACAGGCCAGCGGTAGCAGGAGATACGCTCACGCTTTGCACGGTTGCCGTGGCTACCGTAGCCGTAAACGTGTCCAGGAATCCGCCGTCGTTGGTGGTACAGGTGATAACGGCAGAGCCGTCTCCTACGCCATGCACCACCGCAGACAGCCCGTTTGCTGTAACAGTGACAACGGAGCTGTCACTGCTGCTCCATACAACGGTTTTATCGCTGGCATTTGTCGGGGCGACAGTTGCGTTAAGTGATACGCTGTATCCTACATAGATATTTGCTGCATGGCTGGACAGCGTAACGCCAGTTACCCGGATCACATTTTCCAGCAGCGCCGCCTCCAGTGCGTTATAGTAGGACTGCCCGTTCTCGTTGGCCCATGCGACATTTCGAAAACACGCCAGCAACGCGTTGCGGGCGTTCGTTGATAATCCTCCTCCGCTATCGCTCGATAACTCGTCGATCGCATCCTGCACATTCTCCGCGTCCAACCCGGACGCGGTGTTGTCATACCCGACGTCACTGGCGCTGTCAGCTCCCAGCGGAATTTCCCGCACAACAGTCCCAGCCGTGTTCTTAAAAATGATACTAGCCATATTGCACCCCCTACAGGCTTACAGCCTGGATGATAATGTTTCCGTCCGAATCATAGGTCACCGTGGACAGCGTTTGGAGAACATCCCCCACGGCCTTTGCGTCCGCCGCATGGTCGCTGAGGGTCAGGGTCGGATCAATCAGCGCCAGCACCGCCGCCTCCCAGTCGATTTCGTCCTCGTCGATGACGCCGGTATCCGGGATCTGGCCGATGACCACCCATTTGTAGATGTGGCCTGACACATTCAGCCCGGTTCCGTTTGCCAGGGTGATGGTGTAATCGTCCCAGGTGACGTCAACGGGCGTCTCATACCCGTTATGATCGAGCCTGGATAGCTGAGACGCACCCTGCACCGCCATAAATGTGTAGAGACCAGCCGGATTGGAGGATGTTCCAGCCGCATCCGTGGAGTCCATGACCACAATCACCATTGGAGTAAATGTAAATGTTTCGGAGAAAGAGACGCCGGTTGTGCTGGTTCCCGTTCCGGTATAGCTGCCGGAGGCGATCCCCACCGCCTCTTTTTTCAGCGGATACAGCACCTTGCTGAGCTGGATAAACGCCTCACTGGGATTCTCCGGCTCCACCCCCGCCAGCGTCAGAATGGTGGCGCTGGCCCTCTGGGACAGCAGGTTTTCCGTGTTCAGCGGGGTGCCGGTCTGTTCCGGGCTGTCCGCCCGTACCATGTCGTAGGTGTTGACCTGCCCGGAAACCGGGGTCAGCGTCACCCGGCCCTGATAGGTTGATATTCTGTCTTGCATGGAATTCCTCCTTATGCGTCCACCTCGCCGCTGTGGACCTCTCCGGCGAAGAACCACTCGCCGTCCTTCCACTGCGGGTCAATGTTCCAGTATAAAAGAATCGTGCCGGAAGCACCCTTCACCCGGTAGCTTCCCCCGTCTCCGGAGTGCGCCGCTGGGGACGAATTGTTGCTCCGCCCAAAGGGCAGGCCCGAAACCGCGTCATAGTAGGCCGGGTCAAAGCGCTTGCCGTAGGCGGAGGTATAGTTGCCGAACACAGTATCCTCCCCGGACCGGCTGGAGGTCCCGCCCTGGCCGATGTAGGTATAAAACACCTGCCCCCGGTTCACTGGGATGGTCCCGTACCAGATCCGGCCGCCTGCGCCGCCTGTGTCCCGGTCTGCGCCGTAATCGCCGCCGCCAACTATGACAACCCGGATGGAGCTTGCTCCTCTGGGGGCTGTCCAGACGCCGTTGCCGGTGAGGATTGCGGAATACTCGAACTCCGTCCCGTCTCCGGCGATCAGCTCGGACTTGCAGCCCTTCAAGACGCCCCCGGAGAACTCCAAGGACTGGGCCACCAGTCTGGCCGTGACGTAGATGTCCTTCTCCACCTCCAGCAGCATCCGGTCCCCCAGCTCGCTGGATGGGTTCCCCCGGCCCCGGATGGTGTATTTGCTGCCGCCGTAAGCCGCGAGAATCCCCTTTGACGCCGCAATGGCCCCAGTGTCGTCCGTGACGAAGGGATTGTCCACGCTGACGCTCTGGGCCGACGCCGCCGAATTGCCACCAATGATGACGGTATCCTCCGGCAGCTTGAAGGTGATGTCCGAAATCCGGTCATTGAGGGCAATTGTCGGCAGGCTCTCCATATTGTCCAGGCGGTATATGTTCCCATCCGCCTGTAACGGTTCCACCGTCAGGTAGCCCGTGGAGGCGTCCGCCCGGGGGAATGTCCCCGTGGCCTGACAGAGCCACCGCAGGATATCCCCGCAGTTCTTCCCGTCTAAGGCTTCCGCATCACAGGTCAGGGCCGTTTCTGCTACCGCAGCATCCACCGTGACCATCTGTGAAAAGCTGTCCCCCAACTGGCTCACAATTGCTGTCAGCCACCCGGAAAGGGTCTCCGGCAGGGTCTCCGGCACGGTAAACGCCCGGTCACTGAGTAGGCCCACAATGTCCACCAATGACCATTTGATGGTCATGCCGCTGTCCGCCGTCCGCCAGCCGCCGTCATGCTGGAAGAATACCCCGCAGGGCACATATTCCGTTCCCTGCGTCGTGTCTACCCCCAGCCGGACCGGCACGGGCTGTCCCTCCTCGATGGAGAGGAACAGGCCGCTTTTGTTCCGGGGGTCAAATCGTTTTTCGCTGTTGTCCAGGGTGATGGACGCGGTGCCGTAGGGCAGTTTCAGCCCGGAAAAATCCGTCTGCATCTGGATGGAAAGCCCGGTCAGGTCGTCCTCCGTCCAGGTGTCCACATAGCCGGGGAAAATCTCCGTCACCGAAATGGCAGCGCTGGAACGGACTGTGATGGTATCCGGATAGTAGACCGTGAAGCCCGTCACCATGACCGCGGTTTCCGTGTTCCCTGTCACCGTTTCGCTGTGGTAGACGTGCCCGTTCTGGGAAATCTCCACCGTGAAGCTGCTGGGTGCGGTCTCAAAGGTAACCACCACGCTCTGCAGCACCGGGCACCCGGAGATTGCAAGCGAAACGCTGTTGCTCTCCGTGGTGGTCTCTCCGATCACCAACCCCGGGGCCGATACCCGCAGCGGGATCTCCACCCGCACCCGCCGGGTGTCCGCACCCACCGCGGACCGGAAGTAGTCCGAGACATTAAGCATGGGGGTACACCTCCCGGAGGGTGAACGCCAGGTTGTGCCACAGCCCCACGCCGTCCCGGGAGAACGCGAAGGTTGGCGGCGTCAGGTTGGTGCAGAGGAACACCGAGGTCTCCAGCGTGTCGCTGTTGTCCGGGAGGTACTGACAGGTCAGCGCCGTCCCGCTCCGCAACAGGGTCAGGAGCTGCCGCATCCTGTCGTTTCCCATGTAATCATACTGGTACGTGATTTCCCAGGCCCTCCCCCGCTGTTCCTGGACAATCCGCCCGGAGGCCATCTCCAGCGTCTCGCTGAGGACGGTCTCCGCGCATTTGTATTTGTTTCCCGAGGTCTCCGGCAGGGTGATCCCGCCTACAATCAGCTGTGTCATGCGCTTCTCACCTCCGGATTTGCCTTGCTGACGTTGCGGAAGTCCTGGATGGTGGCGCTGGCGAACTTCGCGCCGTCCACCTCCAGCACCACCGTGGTATTGCCGGAACTCTGGCTCGCCATGCCGCTGGTGATGCCGTTGACCGCGTTGGCGATGCCGTTGTAGTAGTCGCTGGTGCTGATGCTCCTTTGGCCGCCTACGCTGGAGACCATCGCCTCCGCCGCGTTCATGGCGTTTTGCAGGGTGGTCACAAATGCCGCCGTGATGGCGCCCTCCTGGGCCGCGAAATTGTCCGCAATGGCTGTGGCTGCGTCTGTGCCCAGATCGCCAACCTCATTCATCACCGGCTCCACGCTGTCGGAGAGCAGGCCCATCTCGTCCTGCAACGCCTCCACCTGGGCCTTGTAGTATTTTTCAGAGATCTGCTCGGACATTTTATAGACCGTCTCATACTGGGCCAGATACTCGTTGAGCTTCTCTCCGCCGAATTGCTGGAGCTGATGCCAGAAGTCCACCGTCTCCGCGGCGTTCATGCCCAGGATGTCCTCCATGAGGTGTTCCCCGGCATATTTGCTCATGTCCTCCAGCGCCCGGTCGTATTCCTTCAGCAGCCGGATCTGTTCCTTCGGGTCAGACAGGATCTTGTTCCCGTTCCGATCCTCGCCCCAGATGTCAAAGTTCGATAGCTTGTTCGCCATGCTCTCCTGGGCGCTCTGGATCTCCTTCATGGCCTTTTCATAGGCCTCCTGGGTTTTCTTGGCGGATTTCCCCGCCGCGTCCCCGATTTCCTCGTAGATGTCGTCGATCTCGTCCTGGTACTTCCACCACTGTTCTTCCAGGTCCATGATGTACTTGGAGTTCTCCTCCACGCCCATAGCCCGGTAGTGCTCCGCCTGTTCGTGGACCGCCTGCTGCATGGATTTGTACCAGTTGATCAGATCCTGATTCGACGCCCCGTGGCGCTTCATCATGAAAAGCTCGTGCTCTTGCGTATCGTAGAACGAGCTGTAGACCTTCTCCCAGGCTTTGACCGCCACCTGGGCCTGATTGACGCCAGCCTCCATGATCTCGGTTGCCGCGTCGTCCAGGGCGCTCATGGCCTCGCTGGTGACCATACCAGCCGCCATGCCCTTTGTAAGCATCTGGCCTACCTCGTCCCGCCACACCGTGGACGGGGAATGGATGCCAGCCGCCGCCTCTGCCGCCGCTTTTGCTGCGTTCACAGCGCTGATGGCCGCTGACCGGATGAACCCGGTTCCGGCGGTGATGCCGGAAGCAATACCCCGAGCCAGATTCAGACCGACATCCACAAAACTAACGGCTCCAGCTCTATCTTTGGCACCCTCGACAGCGGATTCCGCCTCAGAACCTACGCCGTCCGCACCGTCTGATATTCCGCTGGCCAGATCGTCCATACGGGCCGTGCCAACCGTGGCAAACTCAATGTCGTCCGCCTTGTCCTTTGCCGCGT